AAACTAACCATGAATAATTTATCTCTAGCAATTTATTCACATAGTTCATACTATGATTGTTTAATGCCATGTCTTGACAGGTTTAATCGTTACTGCAAATATGAATTTGACCACAAGTTTTTACTTCTAGATCAAGAAGATAGCTTTGAAGGGTATGATGTATTAAAGTATACAGATGCAGCATGTTATACGGCTAGGCTTGTAGAAACAGTATCTCAGATACCAACTGATTATTTATTATTTCTTCATGAAGATATGATCCTATATGAAGGAGTAAGTAAGACATATATGAATCTAGCTGTAGAAGCAATCATGGAAGACGATATTGATTGTATCAAGCTGATTAAGTGTGATGACAATTTCTTAGAAGCACCATATAAGAATAGCAGATTTTTAAAAACTATTCCAACAACCGCTAATCTATTATTCGCTGTTCAACCTACCTTATGGAACAAAGAGTCTTATATAAATGTTCTGAAGGCGAACCCAGACAAAAATATTTGGCAATTAGAGGGATCTGGTCAGGGATACGCGAAAGAAAACGGGTATAATTGTTTATATACATATGACCAATTCTTGGATAAGAAGCGTGGAAAGTACCACTATGACTCTTGCGTTTTTCCTTATATAGCAACCGCAATAGTCAAAGGTAAATGGAACATCACAGACTATCCTAAAGAGATGAGGGAGATGCTTGAAGAATATGAAATTGACCCGAATGTTAGAGGAATAAGGTAATGGCAATTAAACTTCTGTTATTAGACGTTGATGGAGTTATGACAGATGGTACTAAAACTTACAATGAAGACCATGAAGTTATTAGTAAGAGATATTGCGACTTAGATTTTACTGCGATCCGTAGGTTTATGGCATCTGATGTACCTGTGGTTCTTGTGTCTGGTGATAGATTCAATACAGGAATGGCTAATAAAAGAGCTATTCCTCTTGTTATTTCAAGAGACAAAATCAAAGAGCTTCCTTGGATTATGAAGAAGTTTGGTACATCTTATGAAGATACAGCTTTTGTTGGAGATGATCTTTTTGATAAGGGTATAATGGAGGGTTGCAAGTATAAATTCTGTCCAAACAACTCTCCGCAAACCCTTAAAATGATATGCACCGAGGTTATCAATAGGCATGGAGGCGATGGTGTTGTTGCAGAACTTTATGATATATGCATTAAGAAGGAACTTATAACCCCTGTCCCTCTAGTTAATATACAGGACTGGCACTCATGAACGTGTTTCTATTAAGTCATATTTGGATTCAAGACAATCAGAAGTATAAACAACATCTGGTTGATCGTGTTGTTTCTCATTATAAGCACAACTATCCAGATACCGCAATAATATTAACAGGTCATGGAGTAAGACCTCACGATTCCACTGTAGAAAATGTAGACCATTTAGTTTGGCACGATAGAATCATAAACACAGAGGTTGGAAGAGGTCATCCTCAATGTGTTAGTGAAGGGATTGCAATAGCAAAAGAGATCGGTGCTACACACATATTTAAAAATAGAGCAGACATGATTGTGTGTTGTAAAGACATCTTTAAAAGATGCTTTGATAAAATGGCTATGGCAGAGAAAAGAGGTATTGGATTTTTTGAAGGTGAGATGCTTCACGATATTACCATTTTTTCTGAGACTGAAACAATGAGACAGGCTTGGGATACGTCAAAATGGAACGGCAGCACGCGAGTTAATGGTGTTATAAATTCAAATAATGCACTCATTGCTCATGGACATAAAATTAAAGTCTCGTTCTATCAAGCAAATCAAGAGGACTTACCAGTTGCTTTTTTAGATCCTTGGTGGGAAAGTCATTTTAAAACGATGTCAGACAAACAATTCGTATATGTTGATTTTGATTGGACTAAACATACCTTCTTTAGCGGATATAGCAGGAGAGCGCAGTCACTATGAAAGATGTAGTATTATATGGAAATATAACTTATGATAAAGTTTTTTCCAATCGTGGATCGTATAATACAGTTGGAGGTATTGCAAATATCTGGGAAGCTCTAAGAAGTTTTGACAGTTCTATATCTGTTGGTGTTCAACCATGTGCTATTGGTGAAGCGTTAATTCTTATTGACAAAGACGCTTGCGAAAGGGCATCAAAGCCAAACTTGATTGTAACGTCTTTGCCAGACATTCCCGTTCCTGCTAAGTGGCATCATGTTGCATATTTAAATTCTATCAATCATAATGTCAAGAAAACAATCTCATTCATTAAAGAGTTAAGTAGTTTCAAAGGAATTATCTCAGCAGATATTTGTGATTCAGAACCGATACCCTTTGAGTGTTTGGATAAGATAGATATTCTATTCGCTGGCGAGGGAGATTTTATTGGCAGTCCAGAAAAAATCGCAAAACAGGTGAAAGGTGCTTTTATCTACCATTCCCCTGTGAAAACTAAAGTATACTTTAAAGGAACCGAGAAGGTATTTGAGGTCGAAAAATTTGTAGACAATGTAAATGTTCTTGGTGCTGGTGACAAGTTCGCAGCAAAAGTGATTGGCTACATGGGGAAAAATTACGATTTCAATTTCGATATAAATGGAATATCAAATGCAATAATCGCATCTCAAAGAAGTCTAAGCAAAGAATTTAAGGAACAGAAATGAACATTATATTACCAATCGCAGGTCGCGCCCAAAGATTTTTAGATGATGGATATTTGATGCCAAAACCTTTGATTATGGCAAAAGATAAACACATTATTGATTGGGCAATTGATTCAATTAAAGATTATCAAGATCATAACTTGATTTTCATAGTCAGGCAAGATCATATCTATAACTTTGGAATTGATAAGGTTCTAAGAGAAAAGTTTGGAAGCAACGTTGAGATCGTTGTTGTTGATAGAGTTACCGAGGGCGCGTTATGTACATGTCTGCTTGCAGAAAAGTATATTGATGACAGTCCTCTTCTTATCTACACTCCTGATGTTTTCTTTGGTCCACAGTTCGATCCTAAGACTATTGATACAGAACTAGATGGTTTGTTGCTTACATTCAAAGCAAACTCTCCTGCCCACAGTTATGTGAAGATGGAAGATGGTCTAGCAACCAGAACTGCCGAGAAAGAAGTTATAAGTAACAATGCAGCGGTAGGAGTCTACTACTTTAAAAACGGTAACGACTTCGTGAAGTATGGTAATCAGATGATCGACGACGAAGAAAAGGTTAATGGAGAATACTACATTTGCCCTGTCTACAACCGTTTGATTAATGATGGCTTGAAGATCGGCATTGAAGAAACCAAGGCTATGCACGTTCTTGGAACTCCAGCGGAGCTAAGATTCTTTATTGATTATGTTTGTAGCCACTTTGATGAGAAACCGATTGCTTTGTGTTCAGATCATTCTGGTTTTGAATTGAAAGAGCAGTTCAAAGAGGCTTACAATGGCAAGGTAATTGACTTTGGTACATTCTTCGATGGAAGCTGTGACTACCATGATTATGTATCTCAAGCAGCAAGGGCAATAGAAGATGGTATTTGTAGCATGGCACTTGGGTTTTGCAGGACTGGGCAAGGGATTAATATTTTAGCAAATAAATATGACCATATTAGATCAGCCTTAGTTTTTAATGAGTATACAGCAGAGTACGCAGTTAGACATAACTGTTGCAACTTCTTCTCTTTGCCTTCAATGTTCTTGGATGTAGACGATATAAATAGCATCGTTACAAAGATCCTTGAATCAGAATTTGAAGGCGGTAGGCATATGACAAGAATGAAAAAGACAATAGATCAAGGATACAGGCATGATATTTAATAAGGATAGAAACTTCTTGCATATTTCCATACCTAGAACTGGAAGTACGCAAATGAATATCTTACTGCAAAACAAGAATCTTCCAGAGCCAGACCAGCATCACATGACGTTGGCAGATGCTTTGAAGGTTCATCCAGAGGCAGCAGCAGAAGATTGTTTTCGATTTACCTTTGTAAGAAACCCCTATGACAGGATGGTTTCTCTTTACTTTGAGTTTACTAAAAATAGAGTAACAAAATACTCTCAAAAGGTTGACACTGACAAGCCATTGTTCCATGAGTTTGATCAAGGCGATGATGTATCTAGCTTTAGGAACTTCTGTTGTAACTTTAAAAATACAGAGTGGGTTGATGATATTTTCTTAAAACCTCAAGCAGATTTTTGTAAGAGTAGTATTTGCGAGATGACCCATATAGGGAAGTTTGAAAATTTAAATCAAGAGTGGGAAGATCTTTCAGAAGTACTTATAGGAAAGAAAATATCTCTTGTTAACAGACAAAAAGAAACTCATAAAGAGGCAAAACCAAGATCAAGCAAACATCTTAATTTTTCTGAATACTATAATGTAGAATCTAAGTTGGCTATTCAAGAATTTTATAAAGAAGACTTTGAGAGATTTGAATATGAAAGATGATCTTACTATTGTAATACAAGGCTTGTATAGTGAAGATAGTGCGAATAAGATTGAAGAATATAGAAAAATTACAAACAACATAGTCTACTCAAGTTGGAATCACCCAAGTTTAAACGAGCTACCTAATTATGTTAAAGTAGTTTCTCATGAGCTTTGTGATAAAGGTAATTGTTATTGCTGTAATAAAAGGATGCAAAATCTTATTCAAAAAAGTACGATAGCTTGGGCTGTATCAACTACAAAGACTGGCATCGAGCAAGTCCAAACAGAATATACCATCAAAGTAAGATCAGATGAGTACTATAATTTAGAACCATTTGTTGATAAGATGATGGAAAATAAAGATAAGGTTTTGTTTGGAAATATATTTGTAGACAAATTTAAAACCCAACCTTACCATATGGGCGATCATATTTTTGGTGGTAAAACCAAATTTTTTAAAACTGCATATGAAAATATTTTTTATGACGCACATAATTATTCACAAAAGGGTTTTGATAAATACTGTTATAATTATAGAAGATTTCGCCCAAGTGAAAGTTGGACTGCTGAAGCAATGCTTGCTTGTAATATAATGAAAGCTATGGGGTTGGAAATAACAAAAGAAAACTTTGCAAAATGTTTTGAAGTTATTGATATTAATCTTTTGGTTCCATTTATGGCTAGATGGGGCCATGCTAATAAAGTTTATGTAAGTAAATTTCATGAGCATAGAAATATTTTTTCAATGAAGGACATGTTAGATGATTAAACACATTATATTTGATTTAGACGGCGTTCTTGTTGATGCTAGAGAAATTCATTTTGAAGCATTAAATTTAGCCTTAGAAAAAATTTGTGGAGAACAATACAAGATTTCAAAAAAAGACCATCTATCAAAATATGATGGATTGCCAACAAAAAAGAAACTTGAAATATTAGGTATTGACTATAGCCTTCATGAAAAGATATGGAAAGAAAAACAGAAAAAAACTTTGGAAGTCATAGATTATATGATGCCAAATGTTTATATGAGAAATATAATAAGAGTATTAAAATCGAGAAATTACTCTGTACATGTATGTTCAAATTCAATAAAGAACACTATCAAAATGATGCTCATAAGGAATGATTTGATAGAATTTATTGATGAAATTTTTTCAAATGAAGATGTAAAATTCTCAAAACCTAGTCCAGAGATATACTTACAAAGTATGATTAAGGCAGGAGCATCACCAAAAGAAACTCTTATAATAGAAGATTCTCCAATAGGTAGAAAAGCAGCTATTGATTCTGGTGCGCATTTACATGCTGTTAGAAATACAGACGATGTTTATTTGGAGCAAATTCTAAGACATATAGATAAAATAGAAAGGAAAGAACAAGTGAATAAAGACAAATGGCATGGTGGGAAAATGAATGTTTTAATACCTATGGCTGGCGCAGGATCACGATTTGAAAAGGCTGGTTATACTTTTCCAAAACCTCTCATTGAAGTAAACGGAAAACCAATGATAGAATTGGTAGTAGAAAATTTAAATGTCCAAGCCAAATATGTATTCATAGTTCAGAAATCACATTCAGAAAAATACAACTTAAAAAATATGCTAAGTTCTATCTGTCCAAAATGTGAAGTGGTTGAAGTTGATGGAGTGACAGAAGGAGCAGCATGTACTACATTACTAGCTAAACAATTTATTGATAACGATGAACCACTTTTAATGGCTAACTCAGATCAATATGTTGACTGGGACTCTCACGATTTTATGTATTCAATGCAAGGCGACAATGAGATAGATGCTGGTATATTAACTTTTAAATCACATCATCCGAAATGGAGTTTTGTGAAGTTGGGAGAAGATGGGTATGTTAATGAAGTAGCTGAAAAAGATCCTATTAGCGATATAGCAACTGTTGGGATTTATTATTGGAAAAAAGGCTCCGACTACGTTAAATATGCAGAAGATATGATTTCTAAAGATATTAGATTTAATAATGAATTTTATGTTTGTCCTGTATTTAATCAAGCGATTGAAGACAATAAGAAAATTAAGATATCTAATATCGCAAGCAATAGCATGTGGGGTCTTGGCACTCCAGAAGATCTGAAGATTTTTATGGACAGTCATAAATGAAAATAGCTGTTATAATTCAAGGTTCATGTATCAATAATATTGATATATTACATGCTAATATAAATAATCTAAAAGATTATATTGATCCACAAGATATTTATATATCTACATGGAATGAAGACCTATGGAATAATAAAAAACTTTTTAATGAATTAAAAAGATTAAAAGATGATAACAATATTAAAGTTGTTTTAAATAAACCTATTTTAGATAAGTCATTATTATTTAATAATAATAATTTTGTTAAACAATCTGTTTCTTCATACAATGGAATTGTTAATGCTTTAAAATTTAATAGTTATGATTACATAATTAAATTAAGAAGTAACGCAATGTACAAAGGTTATAATGTTCTTATAGATAAAATAATTGAGGAAAAGAATAAGATAGTTTGCTCTAGTTCTTTTTTTAGAAATGATCTACCGTATCATCCTGGCGATCATATTATTGCAGGAAAAACAAGTGAAATTTACGATTTTTTTAATTTACAAATTGAAAAAATAAAGGAGCTTGGCGTAAATAACAATATTATATATTCTTATTTATCGGACAAAAGATATTCCTACGCATTCTATGATGACCCTGATTTAATGGATAAAATTATTCATCAGAATGTAACTAATACCCCTCCAGAAATAAAATTTTGTGTAGATTATTTAATTAATAAAATTGGTAGAAATGTATATAAAAAAGAAAGTCATGTTCTTATGAAAAAATATTTTTCTCCTATAGATATAAATAAATTTGATAGTTATTATTATTATGTTAATTCAATAAAGTGTGAAATTTATAAAGACGATATAGATTTAAACTACAATGGAGATATTATTAATTTTATAACTTCATATTTTAAAGAAAAATGTAAATGCAAATACTTTTTATGTAAGCACAGAGCAGGATATGCTTTAATGAAAACTTTATTTAATAATACTGTAAAAAAAAGTGAAGATTTAATACCTATCGTACAGGATGATATAACCACATATTGTAAATTTGTATCTCCATACACTTTATTAGAAGAAACAAAACATATTCCTAGAATTGGAGTTTGATATGATTTGGATAGATTTAGTTAAGAATTATTTGGCAGATTTTTGTACAAAAAATTTAAAAAATTTAGAAAAAGCTTATGATGACGAAGTACAATTAAGAGACTGGGAAATAACGGCGAAAGGAAAAGACAGTGTAATTTTAGCAAACAAAGAATTGTTTTCAAATTTTGAAACAATAAAGATTCATATCTTAAATACAGCATACAGGAACAAACTTGTTTTTATAGAATTTGTTTTAGAATTAGACGATGAAGTTTTAAATGTTGTAGATATTTTTAATATAAACGAACAGGGTAAAATCAAATCAATCAGAGCTTATAAAGGATAATTAAAATGATTACAATGAATGAAATGGCGAATTCTTATGCTAATAATCTTCAAGAAGAAATTAAAAGAGCAGAAAATAATCTTGAAGAACAGCAAAGATATGTTGCACAACTTAGATCGCATTTTAACGAATGCGTTAATGCCTTACAAAATAATACTTCTAATCAGAATACGGCTCTAAATTCACCTCCAGCTTCAGTTCCTTTATCTGCTATAAATCCGCAGTTAGAAAGTAGAATTGAAAATGCAGACGGAAGCGTTAGTGAAACTATTAGTGTTAATCCGTTTATTCAGTCTAAATAAATTTAAGAAAGGAAATTGTATGAAAAATTCTAGCTCAGTTGATTGGAACCTACTTCTTGACTCAAACAATAGTGTTTTAAAAACTATTTCAAGATGGAGTTCTGGAGAATTAACAACAAGAGAAGTTGTTGACTCAGTTACTTTTACAGAGTTTTCTGGAGAGTTTAGAAAATTAGTTAGAAATCACGGTACTACTTATGGTCGTCGCCTTGCAAGAAAAGCGTTGCGATATCGAGGCGAATTAGTTTAATTTATTTTTATTTATTTTTATTATTTAGGAGATTTATTTTTATGTCAGATCTTAACAGATGGGTTGGTTCAGGTAGAGTAACTAGAGACACTGAGCTTCGCTACACTCCAAACGGTACAGCCGTTGCAGACGTTGGCATTTGCTCAAACAGAATCTGGTCAAAAGATGGCAATAAACAAGAAGAGCCAACTTTTGTTGATGTTACCCTGTGGGGTAAGCAAGCAGAATCTCTGGCTCAGTACCTTACAAAAGGTGCTTTTGTTATGGTAGAAGGTAGGCTTCAGCTTGACACTTGGGAAACAGATGAAGGCGTTAAAAGATCAAAACTGAGAGTTGTAGCAGAAAGAGTTAATCTTGGGCCTAAATCAAATGGTGGCGGATCTAAGAATCAAAGAGTTGCCAGTACTGAAGAATCTTCGGAAGAAGTTCCATTTTAATTTGATTAATATATTTTGATATTTGTTTAGAACCAACAGTGGTGTATATATTACTGTTGGTTTTTTATATATTATGACTGGAGATTAAAAATGCCTTTGAAAAAATGCAATGAAAATAATAAATCAGGATGGAAGTGGGGAGATTCTGGAAAATGCTTTGTTGGTCCTAATGGTAAGAAGCAAGCAATTAAGCAGGGGATTGCTATAGAAGGTCCAAAAAAGTTTTCAGAAATGGCTTCTGAATACGAATGGGAAATTCAAGAATCAGAAATTGAATATGTGCTAGAATGTGCATATGAGGCTGGTGCTAATTTTGCAGAAGGAAGCTGTATATCTATTGCACTTTACACAAATGAGGGATGGGCAGAAGAAATTACAGAAGATAACTTTGTTACTCCTGCTAGTGAAGATTATTATGAGGGGTACGAAGGTGATGATGTAGAAGAATGGGATATCGCAGCAAATCGTCCCGGTCTTTGGGAAAATATCCGTAAAAAGAAAGAACGCGAAGGTAAGAAATATCGCCCAGCAAAACCGGGAGATAAAGATAGACCTGATCCAGAGGCTTGGAAACGAGCGCAATCTTTGTTGAAAAAAACAGTTGCGGAATACGAAGAAGGTCAGATGCAACGTGAGCAACTCATGAAGATGCACAAGCAACTCATGGAAATTGAAGAATATCTTGAGAGTGTTGATTTTGAAGATTGGACTAAGGATATGATTTCTAAGTCAGAAGTTTATATTCAGAATGTCTACGATTTTGTAAAGTCGCAAAGTGCTGATGAGTCTTATGCTGCCGAGTATCAAGGCCGAAAAGTAACTTTAAATAAACCATTTAGAACTCCCGGCGGTCCTAAGAAAAGTGCCGTTTATACTAAAAATGAAAAAGGAAATGTTGTTCTTGTTCGATTTGGAGATCCAAATATGAAAATTAAGAAAAGCAATCCAGCAAGGAGAAAGAGCTTTAGAGCTAGACATAACTGTAGTAATCCCGGTCCAAAATGGAAAGCAAGATATTGGTCTTGTAAGGCATGGTGATATGGAAAGAAGAAATTTTATAAAGGTTTTAGCAGCAGCACCTTTCTTTGGTGCTGCTTTAGCTAGAAAATGCGAATCAAAAGAATACAAATTCAGCGAGCAGTGGTTTTGCGACCAGTGGGAATTAGCTAAAGCGTCTGATTATTCCGACTCTGTTTGCAGTGAAACATTGGTGAAAACTCTCGCGGGCGATGAGCAAGCAATCACGACCATCTATGCCGAAACCGACCTCAATGAAAACCGTTACTACGATCCTAAGTGGAACGTAAACGGAAGTTGGAATAAAGCACAAAGTAGAATGGCATTAATATCTCACCTTGCTGGGGCTAATCATAAGTTTGATAAATCGTATTTAAACACTTTGTCAACTGACCAACTCCAAAAACTACATGACGATGACCACAATAAAAAAAGAAGAACGACAATAAGAAGGAGATGGTTTAGATGAAAAGAAGAGATTTTATTAAATGTGGAACTTCTGGTTTTTTAGTAGGTAACATAAGCGCAGCATATGCAGAAGAAAAACAAAAAGACGATCCCGCAGTACTATTCCTGTTTCTCGGAGGTGGTGCTTCTCATATTGAAACTTTTAATCCTATACCATATGCTCCTGCTGATCGTAGAAGCGTGACAGGCGCTAGGAAAACTAATGTTGCAGGCATAGAGCTAGGTGGTCTTTTTGAGAATTTATCTAGCAGAACCAACAAAATAGCTATTCCTAGAGCGTTCGGTCATAGGGATCAGAACCATGCATCTGCTGTTCATTGGGTAGTAACCGGAGAAGCTAATTTTGGTGCTGGTACTAGTTCAAAATGGCCCAGTTACGGTAGTTGTATGGCAAAATATCATGGTCCAAATACAGATGATGGACTGCCTACATATATTAAAATGGGAGAAATACAACATGATGATGCCGCTTGGTTGGGTGGTAAATATATGGGTTTTGACGCAACCAGAGAAGGCAGAAAAGACCTACAACTTCTTGGCAAGAGTGATGACTTTAGAAAAAGATTACATGCATTAAATGTAATTGATAATGGATTTATTGGAAGAAACCAACAAATGTCAAAAGATTGGAGAGATTTGAGAGAACAGTCTGTTGATATTATATTAGGAAGTACTTCAAAGGCTTTTAAAGTAGAAGAAGACAGTCATTATGACCGTTTTAAGGCTACAAGTTTTGGAACTGATTGTTTAACTGCGATCCGTCTATTGGAAGCAGGTTCTAAATTTGTAACGCTTAATATGGGTGGCTGGGACATGCATCAAAATATAGGTGCTTCATTAGAAACTAGACAAAAAGAATTAGATGCCTATCTTTGTAAAGTTATGGATTTATTAGAACATAGAGGTATGTACGAGCGTGTAATGCTTATCGTGACTTCTGAGTTTGGAAGAACTCCAAAAGTAAATCAAAACCAAGGTAGAGATCATTTTGGAAAACTTGCACCACTAATGATTAGTTGTGGTAGTTACGAAATGGGTAGAACTATTGGTGCTTCAAATGGAAATGCAGATGAGGCAGAAAGTGGTCATTGTACACCAGAGGATTTAGCCTGGACAATATTTGACCATTTAGATATGGAAAAGAAAACAAGATGGACTGGCGTTGATGGTCGTCCGCATGATATAGTCAAGGAAGATTCTAAAAACATTTTAAAGGAGATTGTATGAGAAATTTAATTATTGGTTTATTAGGCGTTTTATTATTTGCTGCTACAGCAGAGGCTCATTGGCCTTGGCAAAATCATCAGCATCCCCATGACTACAGATATAATCCTCCCAGGGTTTATTATCAACCTTATGTTGTTTGGTTGCCTCAAGGAACATCTTTGAATGTCGGTCCTGTATATGTTGATCCATATAGAAGGCATGTTAGAATGGGAATAAATTATGGTTTTTATCACATTCCTCAAGTTCAAACATTTAATTTTTATAATGGTCAACAAGGTCCAAGATAATAAAAAGCTTATTGAAAATATAGACTACTACATAGTAGATAATAAAGTTGTATTTACGGAAAAGTTCTTGAAGTCAAGAGGAAAATGTTGTAATAATAATTGTAAACATTGTCCTTACAAGAGCAAGTAAAATGTTCAAAAAAAAATTAATGATTCTAGGGATATTAATCATGGCATGTTGTGGTGGGAATAACTGTAAAAAAGGTTGTGCTGAACAACCAGTAAACTCAAAAGATATTAAAAAAGAGATAGTAATTCAATTTAGTGCAGACTGGTGTGGTCCATGTAGGCAATTAAAAAATATTATGAAATCTCAAGAAATGAAAGAGTATGTAGAGTCGGAAAAAATTAAATACTACATTTTAGATATTGAAAAAAAAGATAAAACAACTAAAATGTGGATAGACTACTCAAAGCCAACAACTATTCCTTTAGTTGTTAAATATTCATGGAGTGAGAAATTAAAAAGATGGAACGAAATTAAAAGATTCATTGGTTCAAAAAATGCTTCTTTTATGAAAGAATGGCTTAAAAATTAAGTCCATAATTCAGAATCCTAAAGTATAATTCCATGTGGGCTAATGTTCACATGGATTTTTTTTTGGAGCAACTATGATTGAATTAGCAATAGCAATTTTTATTGCATCTTTTTTTATTAGGAAATAAATGAATAAGTTAAATTTAAATGCACCTATAAACAGTTTAGGGTATGGAGTCGTAGGATACAATATATGGAAAAGTCTAAATTCAGATCCAGATGTTGATACAACATTGTTTCCAATAGCTAATCAAGTTTCACCTCCATGCTTAATCCAAGATAGTGAAAAGTTTTTTCTGCAAGATTCAATACAAAAGCAAGACCTATTTGACGCTACTCTACCAACATTAAAAATCTGGCATGAAAATCAATTGGCAGATAGGATTGGAAAAGGAAAGTTTGTTGCTTGGCCTTTTTTTGAAGTAAATAAATTTGATAATAGAAGAAGAAGTCATTTGCAATCTGCGGATGAAATTATTGTATCATCAAAATGGGCTAAAGAAATAGTTGATAAATATGTAGGTTCTTATGTGCATGTTGTTCCTTGCGGTGTTGATAGGAATATCTTCAATGAACAATTAAATAAACCAAATACCTCTAAATGCATTTTCTTTAATTGCGGTAAATGGGAAGTAAGAAAAGGTCATGACGTTTTATGCGGGGCTTTTAAAGATGCTTTTCCAATGAACCACGATGTTGAACTATGGATGATGACAGAAAATCCATTTCTAAATCAAGAAGAAAAAGGCTATTGGGAATCTAAATATAGAGAAGATAGAATTAAATTAATACCAAGGGTACAATGGCAAGAAGAACTGGCTGATATAATATCTAATGTTTATTGTGGTGTTTTTCCAGCAAGATCAGAAGGTTGGAATCTAGAAATTTTAGAAATGATGGCTATGGGTAAACAAATAATTACAACGAATTATTCTGCTCATACTGAATTTTGCAATAATCAAAATTGTAATCTTATAGATATAGAACAAGAAGAATCTATTTATGATGGAAAATGGTTTATAGGAGATAACGGAACATGGGCATCCTTAGAAGGAAATTCTTATGAGCAATTAGTTAATGCATTTAAAACAGAGTATAATTCTTGGAAAGACAACCCTTTTAAAGTAAATCAACATGGAATAGAAACTTCCAAAGAATTGTCTTGGAAAAATTCTAGCGATAAAGTTAAAAAAATAATTTTTGGAGAATAATATATGAATCATCCAGATAATGACGCGAGACTAAAACAATTGAATGAAAGCATTAAAATGCTTAATAAATTAAAAAGAATAGATAGTGGTGCTAATGAATTTTCTAGAAAAGTTAGGGCAAAATTATTATCAAAAGAATCTAAGATGCCAACTAGATCAAATCTATCTGATGCTGGATGGGATTTGTATTCAACAGAAGATGTTGTTATTGCTGGAGGTCAAAGAAAAATAGTTAAGACTGGAATATCGTTACAAATACCAGACGAATGGGTTGGTTTGATTTGGCCTAGATCTGGACTTTCTGTAAAAAAGGGTCTTGATGTACTAGCAGGAGTTGTTGACTCTGGGTATAGAGGCGAAATAATGGTATGTCTGTACAATACAAATAACCAATTACAATTGTTTGCTGATGAAAACGATCCAAGTGTTACAATAAAAAAAGGAGATAGAATAGCTCAAATTTTATTTCAAAGAGTTCCAGACATTCATTTAGTCGAGGTAGATGAGCTTTCTAATAGCGATAGAGGCAAAAAAGGATTTGGGAGTTCTGGACAATAATGAAAATTTCAAACGATATAAAATTAGATTTTGATGATATTCTATTGGTTCCAAGTAGAAGTCCGAATGCATCCAGAAAAGATGTAAAACTTGACAGAACATATAAATTTTTTCATTCAAACAAAGAATGGAATGGTTTGCCAATCATGGCAGCCAATATGGATACTACTGGAACTTTTTCAATGGGTTCCGAATTGTTGAATTTTAATGCAATAACTTGTTTACATAAACATTATACTGCTGAAAAAATACTTTCTTTTTATGAATATTCTGATTGCTGTTCAAATGTTTGGATGAGCATAGGGATGAAAAAAGAAGATCTAGTAAAAGTTAATGAAGTAGTTTATAAGTTGGGATGGTGTCCAAATATCTGCATTGATATTGCGAACGGATATACAGAAAAATTTGTTGAATGGTGTTCAGATGTAAGGAATTCATTTGATTATGGTTCTAAGCCGATTATTATGGCTGGAAATGTTTGTACTCCAGAGATGGTTTCCGAATTAATTCTGCATGGAGGTGTTGATATTGTTAAAGTTGGGATTGGGCCAGGATCAGCCTGTACTACTAGACTAAAAACTGGTGTCGGATATCCTCAATTGTCTGCTATAATAGAGTGTAGTCATGCCGCTCATGGATTGAAAAGCGATGAGAAAAGAATGGGATTAATATGTGCTGATGGAGGATGTAGAATACCGGCAGATGTTTGTAAGGCATTTGCTGCCAATTCAGATTTTGTCATGCTTGGTGGTATGCTGGCAGGAGCAGACGAGTGCGAAGGTGAGTGGGAATATTTGCCCAACTTAGAAAAGAAAAGCTTGATTTTCTATGGTATGTCCTCAGAAAAAGCCCAGAACAAACATAATGGAGGTATGGCTAATTATAAAGCAAGCGAGGGGAGGGTTAAAAAAATTGCATATAAAGGACCAGTTAAAAATATAATGAATGAAATATGTGGTGGACTTAGAAGTTGTTGCGCCTACCTTGGAGCAACATCGCTAAAAGATTTGTCAAAATGCTCTAAAGCAGTTATGGTAAATCGTACTCATTTTGATGGTTCAACTTAAAAATGAAAAGTTTTATTAATAAAATATTTAACATATCTTTTTTTAACAATAAAGAAATAGTTCAAGAAGAACAAGAAGAGCAAGAAGAAGAATGCTCTTATGAAAGTGGTCAAATATCAATAAAATTTGATGCAGAAGATGGTAGTTTTCTTGTTGAGTCTGATATAAAAGACCTTTCTGATAAATCTGCCGAAGTTTTATCTTTTATTATATTGCACATAAGCGAGGGCAATTTAAATTCTTTTATTTCAAACTCTATTGAAGAATGGGCTTCCGATGATGAAGAGAGATTAATTTATAATCAAAAAATTGCTTTGTGTTTAGAAAACCTAAATGATATATCTAGAAATGATAAAAATAAAGTTGCTGTTAACGCTTCTATGGTTTTTAATTTTAAAGATATGAAGTAAAATTTAGTGTATTTACATTAGTAATAACTATTATTAACTTAAAATTGGAGACAGTTATGGCAAAAAACGATTTTTCTTCATTGCCAGAACCTAATACTTATGATATTTATTGGTCAGCATGGGTAGATGCTTATAATAATGAAGAAGCAGAAAAGGTAAAACAAAAATATAGGGAAACTGTTGAAGAATTTAAAGAAGAATTTTTAGAAGAAGAATTAATTGAAGATTTTTATGAGCAACCTTATAAAACAATAATGACTCCTTTTGGGATACTTCCTATAACAGAACAAAGTTTGGCTAGTAATCATTTTAAATTATGGGTAGGACATTGTAATTTTAAATTATTAGAAAAACATTATGAAATTATAGAAAATTGTAAAGGTGTAGAGTCAATTGATATATTAACGCCTTATAGATTTAGATTAGGGATTGGAATGATGTTTGAAGATAGAGAAATAATGAACGGAGTAAAGAAGGCATTGATTGATTCTGTTTCAAACTAATAGGTGATATAATGAATCAGAGAGATACCGTAAGCGAACTGCATCTTTATGGAATAGATGTAAAAAATAGGGAGATCTATATAAATGAATTCGATGATTCTGGAGAATCTGGTGGTGTAGACCACAGAATGGTTCAAAACTTTGTCAAGAATATAAATTTCCTTAAAGGTCAAAACAAAGAGCCTATAACAATACACTTGCAAACTGTTGGAGGGTGCTGGTATTCTGGAATGGGAATATATGATGCAATAAAAAATTCAAAGTGTAAAACAACGATTATAGGATATTCTCAGGTTTGTTCTATGGGTACTATAATAATGCAAGCTGCAAACAAAAGACTTTTAACTAAAAATTCTGCGTTTATGGTTCATTGGGGAAATAGTGACATAGGAGGTCATTATCTAAGTTCTCAAAATCTAGCCTCTTTTGAAAAACATCTAGGGTCAGTAATGATAGCTATTTATTCAGAAAAATCTCAAAAGGGACAGTTCTTTAAAGAAAGAGGATATAACTTAGCTAAAACTAAAGCATATCTGAAAAGAAAGATGAATAATGGAGACTGGTATATGACTCCAGAAGATGCTATTTATTATGGATTTATTGATGGTATTGTAAAATAATGTATATTGAATATTGTGTTTATAATAAAAACATAGAAGATTATAACAAAGAACTCTCTTTCGTATTTAAAGCTATTGATAGTAATGTCAATGGTGTATGTCTGCCTATACATATGTATCATGAAATTAAGAATTTTATACCAGAAGCAGTTGTTTGTTCCGTGCCTATTGATTATCCATCTGGATATTCATCAACAAAAACAAAAAATCATTCTGTATTAAATGCTGTAAAAGGAGGGGTAAAATCAATTGACTATGTTATGAATAATTATCTTTTTCAATCAAAGCATAAAGAGTTAGAAAAAGAAATAAAATCAGCAATAAATATTTGTAGAGATTATAATGCTACTCTCAGAGTTTTTATAGACAATAGGCTTAGTAAAGATATAGTTGGAACAGCAAAATATTTAAACGATTTAGGAATTGAATTTTGTTATCCAACCATAGGTTATCATCATGAACAATTCGTAGATACTTTAATAAACTGCAAAATAATTGAAAAAAAAGTTAATATTAATACTATTTTTAATGGTTATTTTTGGAATGAACAACAAGTAAATATCTTAAAAAGAAGTAATATATTTGGTATTAGAATATACAATATAGACTTTTGGTGTAATTATAATTAAGGATAGGATTTTATTTGTTGGATCTTTAGGAATTTAAAATCAATTTGATAAAGGGTTTTATTATGTCAAATTGGAATATTTCAACTGGCGCAGATGATGTGTTGGTTAATGGTTTACCTTCTAGCGGAAACAATGACGTTGGAACGATTAGAGCGGCTGGTACAGTTACAGATACAAAATTTGTTTCAGATGCAGTAAATTTAGGTCGATCAACTTATATTACTGTTGTTTCTGGTCTTTCAGATGTTGAATCTCCACTTGCTGGTGGTGCTTTTAATGCTGGAGATCAAGTTATTGTAAGAGTAACAACCGACCTTGCTGGCGTTTCAAATAATGTATTACTTGCAGGCGCTTCAAATTCGGCTAATGCTAGTGATTCTATTCATCAAATGCAAAATATTAGCACTTACTATTATAAGACTGCTGTTAGAACAGGTGGTTGGAATGAATACTCAGGAGTATTTAGTCCTGCTGTTACTGTAGGCGATGCAGGCGGATGGGATATCTCACTTACTGGAGATACATCAGCAACACTCGCTACCTCTGGAACAGATAACTCTGCTAATCCATCGCAGGCTATTCCAGGCGAATTAGTCTATAGGGATGGTAGCCCAGACCCAGTTCAAGATGAATATAAAGCAAAAACTAACTGGTAATTAATTCTCTTATAGCAATAGCAGGAGATATTATGCTAGATAACAGCTTTTTAGATACTATTAAAATACTATTGGAAATTGCTGCTCTTGTTTTTTTACCTGTAATAGTATGGTTATTAAAAACAGTGGTATCTCATAATAAACAATTGACGGTATTGGAAGAAAAGGTTAATGCCGAAATTAATCGTAGATTGGATGTTATGGAGAGAAAACTAGATACTTTTGATAACAAGATTGAACAGAAAATTGATAGATTAGAATCAAACTTGAATTCTAAAATTGATATTATGACAAGCATTGTAACTACATTAGCAAATAATAATAGTGTAACTGGTAGTAAAAAAGAAAAATAGTTTTTTCTTATAATTTAACGAATCGCGAGGTACAATTAAATGTTGCACCTCGCTTTTTTTGTGGAGATATAAATGAAAAATAAATCAAAAGGCTTTACATACACAACTACAATAGATTATGATGTTGCAGATATGTATGCTTCTTCTAAATGTAAGAAATGTCTAGGTAGAGGAATAAATAAAACCTATACAAGTTTAAATGGCACAATTAAAAAGAATGAAAAATTAATTGAAAATTTAACATATTGTGACTGCGTTCATAAGAACGTAAAAAAATACGGATAATAAAATTTAAATAATCTATTACAAATTTCAAGGTGTATAATAATAATGGTCGAGAAATTAAGCTTAGTTGTAATTTTTACATTAGGTTAAAGCAACACATCTCGACTAATATTATTAAGCTAAATACTAGAAGTAAACAATTATTAAAAGTTATTAACTCAATATTAAACAATTATAAATTACTTGTATATTTAGTTAACCCATGTGTTGCTTTTTAAAAAATAATTACGACCCATTTCGCAAAAACGAGATGGGTCTTTAATTTTATGTACATAGGAGTAGGATTTTAATGTCAAGATTTACAAATTCATTTTCAGAAGAAACATGGTATCAGAAATATAAATTTGGAGATGATAAAAATATTGAAGACACTTGGAGAAGAGTTGCGAAAGACTTAGCATCAGTTGAAGTAGAAAAAGAAAAATATGAAGAAAGGTTTTATGAGATATTAGAAGATTTTAAATTTGTTCCAGGCGGAAGAATTACAAGCAATGCTGGAACTGGATTAAAGGGAACGACTTATATTAATTGTTTTGTTGACGGTTTTGAAGGTACTGATCTGGATTCTATCGAAGGTATTTATTCTACACTAACTAAACAAGCACAAATTTTAAAAAGCGAAGGAGGCTATGGATTTTGTGCAGATGTAATGCGTCCTTGCGGTTCACATATTGGAGGAATTGCAAACCAGTCTCCCGGTTCTGTAAAGTTCTTAGAGTTATGGGACAAATCATCAGAGATTATTACAGCAGGATCAAGCAAAAAGTCAAGAAAAGACCAAAAGAATTTTATCAGAAAGGGTGCGCAAATGGTAACTATGAGTTGCTGGCATCCAGATATTATTGAATATATTGAAGCAAAAAGAACGCCAGGACGGTTATCTAAATTTAATATGTCTGTTTTATGTACAGATGATTTTATGGAAGCTGTTAAAAAAGACCAAGCATGGTTTTTATGGTTTCCAAACTATGAAGATTACCCAAATCTTTATAAAAAAGAATGGGATGGAGATCTTAAAAAATGGGTAAAACTGGCAGAGGCTAGTGACGAAAGCGATAAATCTCCATGCGTTCCCTACCACACCTTTGATTCTGCAAGAGATTTGTGGAATCTAATTATGGATAATACATATAATAGAAATGAACCGGGGGTTCTTTTTATTGACAATATGAACAAGATGAACAATCTTCATTATTGTGAAAATATTAATGCTACAAACCCATGTGGTGAACAGGTATTACCCATCGGGGGTGTTTGTTTGTTAGGGTCTATTAATTTAGTTCATTTTATTGATCCAGAAAATAAAGACTGGAAATATGATGAGTTAGAAAGATGTATACATATTGCGATAAGATTTATGGATAATGTTAATGACAAAACAAATGTTCCTCTAAAATCTCAAAAGAAAAATCTGATTGATAAAAGAAGAATAGGTCTTGGTGTTATGGGGTATGGTTCAGCATTGATGATGGCTAGGGTAAAGTATGGAAGCAAGAAAGCTTTAGAAATGACAGAAAATCTTATGAGGTTTTTTACAAATGAAGCATACAAAGCTTCTTCATTTTTAGCTAAAGAAAAAGGAGCTTTTCCCCTATTCGATAAAGATAAGTATCTTGATGGCGAATTTATTAAAAATTTAAATGTTGATACGGTTGGACTAATAAAAAAATATGGAATAAGAAACTCACACGTTACTTCTATTCAGCCGACTGGCAATAGTTCTTGTTATGCAAACTTAGTCAGCGGTGGTCTTGAACCTCTATTTATGCATGGATATTTTAGAACATCTATTCAACCAACGGTTCCAGATGGCTTGGCAAGTCCTAAAAATGTTGACTGGGAAAATAAAAAATTTGATTTAGAAAAATATAATGGAAGTCCTCATACTGATTGGAAATGGGTAAAAGAAGGGGATGAGAATCTTCTTGCAACAGAATTTGAAGGGAAAGTGTGGAAATTTGATCGTACAAGAGGTCTTTTAAAAGAAGAATGGATAGAAGATTATGGTGTATCTTATTTAAGGAGGAATAAAAAATGGTCTGCTGATGCTAATTGGGCGTCTTGCACTATGGATCTTGATGTTGATTCTCATGTTAATACAATGTCAATATTTGCTAATTGGGTTGATTCAGCTATTTCTAAAACAATCAATCTACCAAATGATTATCCATATGAAGACTTTAAAGAAGTTTACAATAAGGCATGGAAAAAAGGAATAAAAGGATTTACGACCTATAGAGCAGGAACAATGACTGCTGTTCTTTCTGCTAATTCTTCTATTGATAATAAAGAAGAAAAACTCCCAGAGGAAAGACCAAAAGAACTAAAATGTGATGTTTATCATATAAAAGTAAAAGGTGAAGAATACTTTGTTCTTGTTGGGCTATATGAAGGTCAGGTATATGAGGTGTTTGCTGGTAAAAATGGATTTATCGACAAAAAAATTAAAACCGGAAAAATCATAAAACTAGGTCGTCCAAAAGGTGTTTATAAAGCAATCTTAGAAGATGGTCTTGAGCTTTCTCCGATAAATCAAACTTGTAGTGAAGAAGAAGATGCTTTGACAAGAATGACTTCTACAGCACTTAGAAGCGGTGCAGATACTCAAATGATTGTTCAACAATTAGAGAAAGTAAAAGGAGATATGAATTCTTTTGCAAAGAGTATGGCAAGAGCATTAAAAAAATATATACCAGATGGATCAGAGGAAGAGGGATATTGTCCAGAATGTGAACAAGACTCATTGATTAGGCAGGAAGGATGTGTTACTTGTACAAAATGTGGTTGGTCCAAATGTTAGATAGGTATTAATATTATGGTTTCTAAATTTAAAAATACTAAAGAATTAGTAGATGCGTATGAACATGGTTTTGTTGGTGCAGAATGCGACCCAGAAGAAACAAAGCAATTATTGGCAGAATTAAGTTCCCCTTTATTTGGGGCTGCTGCTTATGATTTAGATTCTTCTGGTGAGGGCAAACTAAGCCTTCCTTTCAAATCGTTACTAAAATTTGATAAGGGTTTTGGTCCAGCAGAAAGGCAAACAACTGGAGATTGCGTATCTCATGCAACTCGCAATGCTATTGATGTCACAAGGGCTGTAGAAATTGATATTAAAGGTCAGGCAGAAAATTTTATTGCTAGGGGTGCTACAGAGGCTATATATCAATCTAGAAGTCATATGGGTCAAGGAATGACCTGTTCTGGTGCTGCTAAATATGTAAATCAGCAAGGAGGCATCTTAATAAGAAAAGATTATGAATTAGTTAATTTATCAAATTATAATTCATCTTTAGGAGCAAAAAAAAGAATTCCGAATGAAATTTACAAGACAGAGGCAAGAAAACATCAGGTTAAAACAATTTCGTTGGTGAGTACAGTAGAAGAAGCTAGAGATGCTTTAGCTAACGGTTATGCCCTATCTTGTTGTAGCATGGTAGGATTTTCATCTTCTAGGGATAAAAATGGAATATCTGTTAGAAAAGGATCTTGGGCGCACGCAATGGCCTGGATAGCCTGTGATGATACTAGAGAAATATATGATGAAACTTTATTTTTAATTCAAAATAGCTGGGGAAAATGGAACGGTGGTCCTAAGAGACATGGGCAACCTGACGGAAGTTTTTGGGTTAGAGAGAAAGATGCTAGGGCTATTTTAAACGCTAGAGGGTCTTTTGTATTTAGTGATGTAAACGGTTTTCCTGCTAAACAACTTCCTGATTATGGCTTAGGAGATTGGTCATGAATTTAAATTTCAAATTAATTTTAGGATGCTTATCGATTGGATTAGCTATATTCCTATCCTTTTATGAAAAAGAGAATCCTATGCCAGATAAATTACAAAAACCTAGTGAAGAAATAGTAGATTTGGTTTCATCTTTATATGAAATAGACAATAGAGACTCTGCTGAATATTCAGGTATGTTTTATGCTATGTGGCAACAGTATGATGAATTAGATATAAAAACAAACTTACAACTTCAGTACTACTTAAAGTATTTGGGTGATGAGGTTCTTAAAGGTGAAAATAGTGGTAAATATCCTGAGTGGTCTATTACCGCTTCTGGTATTATGTCTAAAGTTGTTGGAAAGCAAGATGAGAGTGAACCAATAACGAATGAAGAAAGAAAAAAATTAAAGGATTTATTTTACGGTTTTGCATGGAAAATGTATATTCCAGAGTATGATTCAGTGTTTGAGGAATATAAAGAAAAAACATTAAAGGCAATTAAAGATTATAATAATGATGACGATGATGATCCTGTACCTCCAAATCCAGTAGAAGAGTGTATATGTGAGGGTAAGGGTTATGTTATACATGGAGACGGGCATAGAAGTCCATGTCCATGTGTAGAGTCAGGACAAGACTGTAATCATAATCCTAAATGTGGTTATTCTCAAGTGATTTATACTGAACCAGTTTATATTCAAAACCAAAGTGGTTCATGTCCTTCTGGCAATTGTATTAGACCAAGAAGAAGTATTTTTAGTAGGCTATTTGGAAGGTAGAAAATGAATTTAGAAGATTTTTGCTTTTTAGTTTCTAAAAAAGCTGCATCAAATGCAAAAAAAGAAAATTATTCATTAGACATTTTGACTATTATAACTGTAGCCAATATTGTTATGCAGGTAATTAAATTTTTATATAAAATATATGGAACCACCGAGTCAACATCGTCTGCTTTGAATAAAATGGGGCCAATTACAAGGTTCGCTTTATGGAGATCTGTTAGAAAAAATTTAAAAGGAAAAAAAGAAAGAGAGTATTTACTTGATTCTTTGAAAGACAGTTTCAATAAAACAAATAAAAAAGATATTTTTATGTTAGTTAACGAACAAATTGGAGAAAAAAATGACTAAGTTTTTATCATTATTAAAATCAAGAAGATTCTGGGCTGCTGCTATAGGTTTGGTTGCTGTCGTAGGATCAGAAGTTTTTGGAGTAACATTGGATACAGAACATTTGCTTAGTGTTGTTAGTATCGTTATAGCATGGATCGTTGGTGACACAGTTAGAGAAACAAAATAATGAATGAAATTATTAATTACATAAGGGGTATAGATCCCGTAATAATGCTATTACTTGGAGGTGGTCTTATTTTAGTTCTACCTTCATTAAAACCTTTTTTATCACAAGTTGTGGATTTATTTAAAAATTTTACCAAGAGAGAAAAACCTGTTGTCCCTCCACCAGTTGTAGAAGATCCTTCTATACTAGATTTGGTTAAGGAGTGGGAAGAGTTTTACAGACTGTGTAAAAAATCAGGTTTAGATAATGCATGTGAAAAATTAGATGAAGTTTGGCATTTATTGAGAAAAGATGAGTGAAAAAGACAAAGAAGAATATGGAAACTCTTGGATTTCAGATTTAATTGTCGAAAAGGTTTTAGAAAACATTAATATGTCAAGAGAAACTTTAGATAAGATTATTCCAATAGTTTCTTCTATAGCAGATTCAATTGAATTTTCTGAGGGCAAAAAGGGATACTCAATTAAATTTAAAAAAGATATTTCAATTTACATAGACAAATAACACACGCGCCTAACCTCTCTTTTGCTCAGGTAAAATGACGTTAATAAAGGGCGCGTTTTTTTATGGATACAACATGTACGAATATAAAAAATGTGATAATTGTAATAGAATGTTAAAAAATAGCGATAAAGTCACGGTTATAATACCTGATGTAGAAGTCGAAGGAAGATATAGGAAAGATCAAGAGGGTTTTAGGCTAAAGCTTTCAAAAGACGGAATTGAAATAAGAACAGCAAAAATTTATTGTAAAAAATGCTTAGATATAAAAAAATATTTTTTGAATAAACAAGAGGAAGAATAATGCCAGAGTATAGTTTTAGGTGCGATAAATGCGATAGGACATTTGAAAGGTTTTTTCATGTAAAAGAATATGAATCGGAATTAAAAAAATCAAAATGCCCATCCTGTAAAAGCAAGAAAATTCATAGAGATTTTTTAGCAGATAACATAACTCCAAACTACATTAAAGGAATGCATGAAGCAACGACCTTGGGAGAACTAGCAGACAAAAGATGTAAGAAACTTGGAAAACAAACTGTTGAAGGAATGAGAGAAGATTTTAAAACTAAAAAGAGAAATACTCTTGAAGAAAAACTTCCAGAAGGAATGACTATGGGGGGATATGAAAATTCAGAAAGACTTTCAAAAACAGAAATTGATAATAAAAGGAAAAATAAATGAGTGAATTTAAGATTAATGCGAAGAATAATAAAAGTAAGGATATTGCTATTAAAGCATATACCTTTTGGGGTATGCATGAAACAGAAGATGAATCAGGATTTCCTTTATTAGAATTAGAAGAAGACGACGATATGGATATCTTTATGCTTCATAATGTATTTGCGGCAGAACTTGTACAAGGTAAAAAAGTAACCTACTATGTTAAAAGAGGAAAGTACGGAAAACTTTATGATCCTATCGGTATGTATAGTGAAGGAAAGCAGAAATCTCAAATGAGACATGCTGGAAAACCTGAATGGGTATTAAAACCTACTAGTAAAAAAGTTTTTGATCTATACAGAAATTATTTAAAAACTAAAAATTCGGCTTGGCTTAATAACGCAGAAAGGGAAGTGGTATGACTAAAGGAAATAAAATCTCTGATATTGAAATTTACTGTATTGAAAAAATGGTAATGGAGGGAAAATCTGTTGAAGAAATTTCTGTCTTTTTAAAAAGAGATTCTAGAACAGTAAAAAAATATTCTGATAATATTGATCCTTATGAAAATAATACTGTTGAACAAGATGCTGCTGTAAATGAAAAAAGATTTGCAAAAGCAGATAAAACTAGTACTCATTTTGTTCATGAAACTGAGGGTAAAAAAAATAAAGGTGTCACTATCATGACTCCAAACGAATCTGCAAGATCAGATGAAATGCGTTCTCTCAGGTTGTCTAAAGATGTAAAAAAGAACATTCATACTATTTCAGAAGATGAGTAAAAAACAAACTAAAAAAAGTAAATATCCTTCTAGATATTCTCCAGAAAAGTTTGTACACGCCGCGCAATATATTACAGAAGTAATCTGTGAAAAGAAAGCGAAAATTGATAAAAAAGAACTCCCAATAAAATTTTGGGAGTTGAATGAATGGCGTAAATTCTATAAATATCAAATAACTTTAGCTAATAAGTTATTGAAAAAATATGGAGAACATTCTATAATAGCAGCATTAAAAGACAAAAGAATGTGGAGAACTTATTCTTTAAGAAACCCATTTCTTGAAAATGTTATTAAGGAATATAAAGCAAAAGAAGACATTGCTAGAGAGATTGCAAAGAAAATAGAGTATGATTTCTCAGAGAAAGAAACATACGAAAGTAACAATAAGAAAAAATCTATTATTTCAAAACTAGAGGATCTTGAATGACACAAACAGATATTATTAAAGAATACGGCGATGTTCTTCTTGATGCATCTCACATAGTTGAAAATCCACCGCCTATTATTTCAGTTAGTCCTAAAATTGATATTGCTTTAGGTGGGGGAGTGCCAGAAGGATGCCTGTTTATCATGACAGGTCCAGAAAAAATTGGTAAGACTGTACATGCTTTACAGTTTTGTAAAAATGCACAAAATGTGAAAACAGAAAATAAAAAAGATAGAAATATCTATTATGGAAATGTTGAAGGTAGGCTCAAGAAGCGTGACCTAGAAGGTATTAGAGGACTTGATTATTCATCAGAATTATTCAAAATTGTTGGTTCTACAAAGGGAAATATTCTTTCTGGTGAAAAGTATCTAGGTATCTTTGATAACATTATTCATAATGAACCTCATGCTGTATGTGTTATTGATTCGTTCTCTGCACTAGCAGCAGAAGCAGAATTGGTTGCAGATATTACAGATACACAGGTTGCTGCAATGAATCGTTATCTAAGCAAGTTTACTAGAAGATTTGCAAACGTACTTCCAATTAATAGAGTGACGCTTGTTGGTATCACTCATCTTATGGCTAATATCCAGAAGTTTGGCGCAGGTAAAACTAAAGTAGAGAAGTCAGGCAATGCACTTAAATATGCTCAAGATGTGAAACTATGGGCTACTCACAAACAACCTCTCATGCAGGGAGAAACACAAATAGGCCAGAAGGTTAACTGGATTGTTGAAAACTCTGCGATTGGTGCGCCGGGACAAAAGGTTACAAGTATTATTAAATACGGGCATGGTATCTGGAATGAATATGAGCTTGCAGAGCTAGCTAAAGACTTTGGCGTTGTCGAAGGTAAGACTTGGATTACTCTTCCTAATGGCGAAAAGGTTCAAGGAATGTCTAACTTTGCCACTTATCTAGAAGATAACCCATCCTACTATAATGATCTTAGGCAGCAGGTTTTTGAAATGATTGGAATGGGATGAAAGTAAAAGATTTATATGGCAATACTTCTAACTGGAAACTGAGGGGTGATATAGTTAGTGCTTCTGACAGCAGAAGAAGATCACAACTTCATATCAATGCCAGAAGGATATTGTATGGTCTTTTCCCCACCATTCAGATTTTAGAAGAAGTTCCAATTAATGCAAGGCCGGGAAAGACCCAATACTTGGACTTCTATATCAATAAGGTAAAACTTGCTGTTGAAGTTCACGGTCAGCAGCATTATAAATTTAATAGTATGTTTCATGTTTCTGCGCAAGATTTTATAAATCAAAGGAAGAACGATGCAGATAAGAAAGAATGGTGTGAGTTAAACAACATAACATACATAGAACTACCCTACAATGAAAAGGAAGAGGAATGGCTGAATCGGATAAATCACCGCTAGGCAGGATGAACAGGATTGATGAAATACTAGACGAGTATGAATTATCAATAGGTCTATCAAAGTTTACAGAAAAATCCATAGATGACGAAGCTAAAAAATATCTCTCTATGGACAGAAATCAAATAGAAAAGCTTAGTATCCAAGAGTGTGGAGAAGCAGCACTGATGCTTGGTGGTCTTTCGTTTCATATCCAGAGATGTTTTAATAGAGAAATGTCAAGAGTCAACTGGGCAGACAACCTTCTAAAGAAAACTATTGCTGGTGAAGAACTACAATACAGAGGCTCTTGGGAAAGTCAATATAATCAAGCTGTTAAAAATAATGATTATGCAAATGATTTATTAAAGCTAAAAAATTACGCTAAACAAAGAGCAGATAGATTGACTTATCTTGCATCTTCTGCTAAGAACATGAGTGATCTTTATAAGAATCTACAAATGGCAAAGGCTATGAAATGAATAAAAAAGAATTAATTGCTAAAATATTAGAAAAATTAAGTGAAGAAGAATTAAAACAATTAATTGGAGAAAAAGAAAAAGAAGAAGAAAAACACAGAAATGTAAAAAAAAGGAGAAGATAAGAAAAAAACAAAAAAAAGAAAAAAA